AGGTCGTAATTGATCGTACAGCCTGTGTCGCGGTCGCTAAACATCTGCTCCAGCGTGTTGTCAAGCTCGCTGTCGTGCAGGGTGTTATAGAACCCTGAAAAACATATCGTTGTTAGGTATTTCATGCGCGTATCTCCTCGATGGGTTTCGCATCAGTCAGCACAACCAGAATGCGCTCGAATCTGGGCGCGTCGTCCGGTGTGCGGGCTATCAGGTTGCGGCCCGTGTGCGCCACTGCCTCGACGACCCACGGTTCACCGTTGATCTTGATGGGCTGCTGTGGGTGATAGTCACCCTTGGGTGCGAATTTGAATTTCATACGATCTCCATTTGTTTGCTGCACTGAGTGCGAACGTCTTCCTCGTACTGTTTGGCCAGCGCCGCGCACGTCGGGTCAAAGAAGCAATCTTTCAGGGACTCCTCGGCGTAATCGCTCTGCACGAAGCCCCAGCACGAGTCGCTCTCGATCTGGTCACCTTCAAGTTCGAAGGTCTCGACCACGCAGCCATAGACGTCGCCGCTAATGATTGCGTTGAACTGGTCAAGGAATTGCTGGGCGTAGATGAGGCACTGCGCTTGGCGATCCTTGCCCTCAGCGCACAGGTCACCCCAGTCACCGCTTACGTGTCTGCGCAGCAGATCGGTCGGAGTGGTATCGTTATCGTCCAGGAAATCAATAGCACCTGGGGTGGCCACGATCTGGCCGAGGGTAAAAAGTTGTGTCATGATTCGTACATCCATTGGTTGTATGGGTTGTCTCGCTCCAGCTCCTCGGCTGTGTAGTCGGTCTTTGGCAGGTTCGCCCGCTGCCAGGCCCACAGGTCGGTGCACTTGTTGAACACTGGGCCGAAGGTATCGCCGGTTACATCATCTTGGGACTGCCACCCACCGGGCACGTTAAGGCAGGATACGATCCGCGGACTGTCAGATTCGCGCTTTTTCATGGTACTTCTCCTTTGTCGTTGTTTGGATGTGTGACCCGTGGCCCATGGCCGTGGCCAGGACACAGATGCGGGTCTCGATGCGCACTTGGCGCTGCTGAATGTCCTCAAGCATGGCCATGACCTCGATGGACTCGGGGCACGGCGGCCCCTCACGCTTGCCGTTGTTGTAAGTTGTTTTCATACCGTTCCTATGCGTATTCGCGCATCTCGTCCGTGGTGCAATACCAGCAGACGCACTGGGCGATGTTGTCGGCCGCCACACCATGTGGGTCGTTCTCAATCCGATTCATCAAGGCGCTAGTCTTACCATCGACCAGGTCCCGGCGCAGGCGGCACATATCATCTGTCAGGTCAATGTCGGACACGTTGTGGTAGTCCTCGAACACGAAGCAGTCCATCATGGCCTCAATGGCCTGTCTCGGGTGCTGTTCGATCACATACGCCAGGGTGTCGGCATCGCAGTCCATCACCGCATCAAACACGGCATCCTCCACGGTATTGACCGGCGTCTCGTCCTCCACCTCATACTCGTCCGCCCAGTCGTAGTTGGCCCCCATGGCCGGTGGCCAGTCGAGCGGGTCCTTGCCAGTGAGCCCCGTGTACGAGCTGTAGCCGCCCGATTTGGGGTAGCTGTACTTGGAGAATGAGTACTTGGGCTTGTACGTGGGGATCAGCGTCTCCGGGTTCCAAGCGTATGTGTTGGCAAACCACAGCCCATCGTGCTCGATGCCTTGCTCCTTGTTGGTTATGGTCATGCGCCCATCGGCACTCATGATGACGAACCTGTTGGAGTCGATGAACTCCCCCATCATGGACTGAAAGCCTGCATCATGCAGCGCATCCGCACTGAGCGAGGTCAAGTAGTCCTTAACGAAGTGCCAGGTATCAGACTTGGTTTTGTCGGAGTGGTTGTCCGTGTGCAGGATGCCGTTGTGCATCATGGCGATGCCCTCGGCCACCGGGTATGGATGGCACTGGGCAATTGAGATATCCCCATGGGTGCGCTGGCGGAAGTGCAGCGCCATGTTGCGGTCGTCGATCGGCATCTTCTGGATGAACGTGACTACATCATCCAAGGTCTTGGGCAGGGCCTTGCGCACCCGCAGCCCATCTTTGGTCACGTACATCATCCCAACCCCATCCTTGTTTGAGGCGTAGATCTCGCCTAGCAGCTTGGGCGTCTCCAAGAGAGTGGAGCGGACTTTAGCGGAGGTGCCAGTAATGATTAAACACATGATGAAATTCCTTAGTTAAATTGATTTGGTCGAATTAAGGGGGGCAGTTTGGGCCCCCACTTGTGGTATCAGGCTAACGTGCTTACGCACTAACAGCCTCGTTGATCTCCTCGGGCGCAGTCTTACCGCTCCTCATGTCCGGCTTGGGCACATTGATACCGAGCCACCGGGCCAGGTTCTTGTACAGCCGCGCACTCTTGGTCAGCCAAGCCCGGAACCCCGTCTCGGTCAGGTCGTGGTACGACGACACCCGGGTAAACATGACAGCCGCATGAGCGAACTCGATCTGAGCCAGCAGGCGCTCTTTCTTCAGAGAGGCACGGAAGATCCGCAGCTCCACCGTCGAATAGTCCCCCTTGGCGTTGCGTTCATGGTTGCTTACTTTTAGCCGACAGGCTTCACGCTCTGTAAGGGTGCAGGTGTTTACCATTCTGTACCGGTTGTAATTAGCGCCTTTGAGAGCCTTGCTCGGAGATTCCAGAACATCTTGCCCTTCAGCAGCACAGTAGGTCTGCGCCTTGCCCCCGTCGAGCGGGTGCCGTCCAGCGATCTTCTTGATCAGGTTGTAGTTCCCTGAATCATTTATGAACATGATGAACTTACCCAACCCCAGCGCCGTGAACGCCCGAGAGTCGATGTGGGTGTGAACCCCACAATTGCCCGGAGCCCATGCACGCAGCGAACTGTGCGGTACCCATGTCTTGAACCTGGCAATGTGGTCGGTCAGCTTACGTGCGGCAGTCACGATCTCGAACCCGTTGGAGGATAATGACCCATCCTCCTTGAGCATGATGTACCGCGGGTAGCTGCCCGCATTGAAGTGCCACAGGGTATCCTCCACTGCATCATTGAAGTCCTGGTGGGTTGACTCCGTCTCCAACTCCACGCCTATCGTAAAGTCCCCCAAGGGTGTCGGCGTGAACGACTTGTCATGGTCCAGTGAACTGGTCCTGGTGCTCCAGGACTGCACGTCACGATGCGACTTCGCATTGTAGTAATCATCGTCATCCTCGGGTTCCCCCTCCAGATGGTACTCACCATCCGACTCCCAGTAGTACACGCTATCGCGGTCGTAATACTCACCATCCACCTCAACCGCATCCTCGAAGCAGTTGGAGCACCACACATCCCCGTTCTCAAGGGTACCGGTGTCGTCAGCGTATTCAACGTGGCCACAGCTGCAATGCGTGAGGTGTTGTACCCATCGGCCGCAGTTGTCGGATACCTTCTCCGTGGCCCCGCAGACCGCGGTTATCAGACAGGATGGCGCATTGTCCAGTGCATCTTTGAGGATTTCCAGTTCATCCTGCACTTCACCCCTGGTTCGCCCATTGTCATTAGCCACTTTGTGGAACTCAGTCACCAGCTTGCCAAGCTCCTTTGCCTGCGTCTTCCAATTCAGGAACTCACGCGGGTAATTTGTGTGAGTGTAATAACTGCTGCACCTGTGCACGTTGGCCGACATGTTATCCACGTGGGTGGCCATGACCGACGGCGCGTTTTCTCCGTACAGCATGCGCAAGCTGTGGCGGTCCATGTCCACCAGCTTGAGTGGCTTCATGTGACCCGACTTGATGAGGTTCTCCAGCTCAATCAGATCGTAGTCCTCTGGATTTGCACCGAGTGGGTGGTAGGCACTATACGAGCGCTTTACGAACCAGTCGGTCCCCTTTTGCAGGTATTGGACTGAGGCGCCATCTTTAATATAAACACGTTTTGCCATTACGGCCTCCAGATAGTTAGATCAATGAACGTCACGATTAGTGACACTAGGTAAACGAGTGCGGTCAGCACTCGGATGGGGGTTAGGCGCATCAGTGCACCTGGGCAGGGAAGAATGAGTCGTGCAGTTCGATCAGGCGTGTTTTCTTGTAGCTGATGGCCACGGGGTATGCGTCCACGGCGGTCACGCCGTCGGCGTCCAGTTCTTTGATGCGGCCCCAGGGGGCAGCGACTGCAGCCAACACACGGCGGGTTTGCAGTGCGGATTGGACGCCACAGACTGGCGGCGTTGGGGTTGATTCTGGGTGCAGGGCCGCATTCAGGGCCATGAGCTTGCTTACGAAGTGGCGTTCGCCACTGGCTTTGACGTTAATCATGTTACATCCTATGGTTGGTTAGTTGACGGGATTATATGCTAACAGGTTAGCATATAGAGGGAGATGGCGCTGCTGACGGCTGACACACTCGGGCGCCGTGGTAAGTGTGTACAGGTTATCTGATAGTGCTATTGATTAGGTAGCAAACCATTGACGTTGGTTTTTGGTCCATTGTCTAAACCAAAAACGTGAATGAGGGGCACTTTTTGGACCGGGAATGACGTAATTGCTAACAGGTTATCAGTGATAACTGTGATACAAGGTCATTCATGTTTTGGCCGTTCATGCTGTGCTTAAATATTAAGCAGCGGAATGATAACAGGTATACCAAAAAGGGGGGTGTATTGACTGCATTGTCTTTATTCGCGTTATTCGCGTTATTTTTGGGCTGCCCCATGATTTTTATGGTGGGAAAAACGGGGCGGGGTCCAGTTCGCACAAAAAAATAAATGCTAGGGTAACCGGGTTCTTAAAAAAAAGTACAATGAGTACAATAGATATAAAACAACTAATAATAACTATATTTATACCTGATGCACCCTCTCATATTTCATGCACATCAATATACACTTAGTTCCATACTAAATGCACATTGGTATACACGGGGCTTGCGCCCCGTACCCCCCTACTGCCTCGGCCATTCACTGTACAGCCAGTAGTATCCGCCTTCGATGGCCAGCGCCTCGTTGCCACCCAACACTGCCTCGGGGATGCGCCGATTGCCCCAGCGCCGGATTTGACGCGGGTTTTCGATCAGTCCCAGGCAGTATTCCAAGCTGCCATAGATCTGGCTAGCGCCAGTGATGCTGCCGTTTGGCCGGACGCGTTGGTATCCTGTACATAGAACTGCTGCGGTATTCATAGTTTCCTTTCGTTGGTTAAATGCACTCTCCAAACCCCGAAGGGTTCAGGCAGGGCACTTCATTGCGAAGTTGTCAGAGCTGGCGTAGCTGCGGCGGGCTTCGCATCAACCCAGTCGATGTATAGCTTCATGGTGGCAGCCAATGCTGCTTTTTTACCGCCCTCTTTGGGCCATTTTTTGGCGAGATGCCCAAAAATGTTGACAGCCAGTGCCTTAGTGATAACCTCGCCCTCCGCGGGGAGCAACCCAAAGTCTTGAAGGGATTTGAGAGCTGCCTTACTGATGTTGGCCTTTATATCCTCAAGTATGGGCCCAAACGTGCCATTCTGCATCAGGAACAGATCCGTTTTCCCAGCGTTACCCATACGGGCCGCCTTTGGCGCGAGGGCTTTAAGGGTCTCACTGGCGGCTTTGCGGCCAACCCCGGATTTAGTAGTCCAGCTCAAAGGAGCTGGTGCGGATAATGTTGCGACTTCGTTTGTCATGATTTACTTTCGTTAGTTAGTTAGGTTACAGCATGGGCACTGTGAAAATGAATCCCATGACATAACCGGGTCAATACTGTTTTGCTGTTCAGTATGGCTCTGAGTTAAAAAACCCTTTACAAGCCTTGACCCATTGTTACCCTTGCTTTGCCCGGCCAAGGTTAGCCGCCCATTATTTTGATTTTGCCCGCAGGATAGCTCTGCGGCTCAGATACTTAGCGCGGTCTTGGCGTCCGCCCGGAATAAGCCCGGCACTGTCCTAACAGTTTACGGTTATTAATCGGTAACTCACGCATACAACGTGGTGCCGTGTTACTTCGCTCTCAACTAGCTCCGAGCTAACAGTACGGCTTACGTTAGTCATGTACACCATGACCGCGCAATGTAGTACACCTACATCACTACGCGCACTGCTTTGGCCCGGCGCTTTTCGCGTCTCAAGCCCTCCCCTACACCTATAGGATGGCGTCAACCCTGCCAGCGAGGGGAGGGGGTGGTGGGACAAAGCAAACTCGGCCGGGCCAGGGTCGCTTAGATGGTCGTCCTGACCGGCACCCAATTTTTCAGTTACTCTCTATAAAACGCGTTTTCCCAAAAACGTGCTATCATGTAAGCATGATACCCACCGTGTACAAAATCGAATTCCCAGACGGCAGCTGCTACATTGGCAGCACCGTAAATTTCCAGGAGCGCCGACGCACGCATTTGAGGCATGGGGCCCGCGGAGAAGCCGTCAACAAAAAATTGGCCGAAAAATTCAAAAAGTACCCAGTCTGCGGGATCTACCAGGTGGCAACAGCAACTAGCCGTGAAAAACTGCACCTAGTGGAGCAGCAGGTAATGTTCGACGTACAGCCTGACCTAAACGTGCACATCAGCCCGGACCCGCTGCCAGCGTACTACGATGGAGCCGCCAAGCCGTTAGGGCCCCACCCATCGGTGCGCGTTGCAGCGCACGTGCTCGGTGTAACGTATCACGACATGAAAAGGTGGGCCCGCCGGTGCAATTACGACTACCCAAAAATTTTGGAGTCTCTGGCGAAAATAACCACCCCCACCAAGCCCCAAGGCACGCACCCGCTGGACCCCAGAAAGCAGTCGGCCCTTGTGAACCTTGGTTCTGGTTGGGAGCGGCGGTCCGACATACTGGCCGCGCACAGCGTGACCCCATCCATGTATGAAGACCGTAGGGAGTCCGGTTGGTCTGTAGAAGCTGCTATGACCACACCACCGAAAGGAGCGTTTGTCGGCCCTCATAAGCCACGTATGTACTCCGAATACAGGGAAGTAGCCGCCGGGGTTCCGGCGTACCTGTACAAGTCCCGTATAAAAGCCGGCTGGACTGAGGCCCAAGCGTTGGGACTAGAAATCAGAAAGGTTCAACCCAACGTGAAAAAACGCCATATAACCATAGATGCGATAACAAAGACCCTTGACCAGTGGTGCGCTGGTATGGGGCTGACCAAGTCCCAGGTTTATGGGAGGCTCTCTTTGGGGTGGACGGAGCGAGAAGCGCTGGGGTTCGATACACCAAAACATATTGCCAAACGAGCTGACGCCAAAGCCCTGGAAAAATCCAAGCGCGATGCAAAACTGTTAACCATTGGGCGTTATACAGGCCGCCCCGCGGCCCTGGCTAGAGAGTTTGGTATGACAGACTATGAGTTTAAGGTGGCCCGGGCTGCTGGATTTGGAACTCCAGATTACGAGGTTCCACGCGCCGACGTCAACTGGGGCCTGATAGATATCACCTTTATACGTTACACCCTAGATGAATTCGTGTAAGCCCTGCTACACTACCCCCGTTCATACTCTCCTGTGCCCCATGGGCGCTTGACCCCCGGCCAGTGCCGCTTCATGCAGCACCCGGGGTCTTTTTTGACACGTGCTAACTCGTAAGCATAGAATGTCATCATGAAAATCCCTGACTTTCCCCTAGACCAGCTTGCAGACGCGGGCGCGGTTAAGCGTCATTTGGACTCCCTGGAGGCCCAGAACAAGGTCCAATGGGCTGCCGATCTGCCAGAAATCATCCAGGACATTGGCATGATGGTCAAAGAGGCCAAAGATGCGGACCTGTCGCTCAAATTCGCCAAGTTCCTGACTGACTATGTTGGGTGGGGTACTGCGGCCAAAAAGGTGGACACTCAGCAGGATAAGCTGCCGGTGTTTCATTTCAGTTTTAATTCCGCTAAGCAGTCAGTGCTTGTGGCCTCCGTTGACCCTGATACAAACATAGCCACCGACGTGTTCACAATGGACCTGGCCGGGCCTTCCCCTCTGATGCTTGCATCTGTTGACGTGAACAATGACTTGGGGGTCTTAGATGTTTGAGTACACACCTGGGGCAACCGGGGACAAGTTCCTAAACGATACGTCGTTTTTGAAGTTGATATGTGGTCCTGTCGGAGGGGGTAAGTCCACTGTGGCCCTGATGGACTTACTGCGCAGGGCTATACGTCAAAAAGCTGTTGGTGGAGAGCGCAGAACCAAATTTATCGTGCTTCGGAACACCGCAGCGCAGCTGAAGGCTACCGTCAAACCGCTCATTGACTCTTGGTGTGTGGACATACCAATGAAACTTGGAGGCGCCCCCATGGGAACATGGCGCATCAGTGAGGGTACGTTTGATATGCGGTTCCGGTTGGAGGATAACACGACCGTTAGAAGTGAGCTTGTCATGATCGCTGTGGACACCCCAGACGATGTGAGGCGGCTGTTGTCAGTTGAGTGCTCTGCGGCATGGATAGAGGAGTGTCGAGAGATCGACTCTGAGGTATTCCAAGGGCTGCAAGGCCGGGTAGCCCGATTTCCGAGTCGGGCCGCTGGCGGGGTTGACTACCCAGGGGTGATCATGAGCACGAACCCCCCACCGCTTGGCACGTTTTGGCATGAGTTTATGACGGAGCCACCTGAAAACGCTGAGGTTTTTATGCAACCCCCAGCCATGCTGCCTGATGGTAGCTGGAACCCAGAGGCGGAGAACGTAGAAAACCTCGCGCCTGACTATTACGAGAACCTTGTGGCAGGCGCCAGGCCAGGATGGATCTCTGTGTATGTGCAGAACCAGTATGGAGCAGGAGATTTCGGCAACCCAGTGTTTAAAGGGTCGTACAAGTCGGATTTTCATGTGTCAAAAGAGCCCTTGCACCCGATCAGCCAGAGTCTGAACCAGCTTATAGTGGGTATGGACAATGGATTGCAGGCCGCCGCGGTTATTGGGCAGCAAGACGCCCGTGGCCGGGTGAATGTGCTTGCAGAGTGCTATGTGCCGGAGGCTGAAACCATGGGGGTTGAGAGCTTTTTGGACCGGTTGTTAACGCCACTACTGTTATCCAGGTTTCCAATGTTCCGGCGGGACAATATCCTGTTCGTTGTGGACCCTGCATGCTTCCAAAGGGCCCAGGTGAGCGAGGACACCATAGCTCTAGCCATACAGCGAAGGGGGTATAAGGTGCTTCGGGCCTCATCCAACGACCCAGAGAAACGTATTGGGGCCGTGGAGTCCCTTTTGGTGCGCCAAATTGATGGAAAAGCGGGTTTTTTGATTGACCCGTCATGTAAATACCTGTCTAACGCCCTTGAATGGGGCTACAGATACAAAAAAACATTGTCTGGACAAGGCACTTTGACGCCTGAAAAGAACCATTTTTCTCACCTTTCTGACGCTGCGCAGTACCTTTCGCTGCATTTTTCTGGGGCTATAACCGGTACGGGGGCGTATTTACACCGCCCAACAGCAAGAAAAGTAGTGAGGTCTGCTTACGTGTATGCATAGTGTGGTACAATGTAAGCATGAAACGCAAAACATTCTTCCTCCCCCCAGCCCTCGTCGCTCGTCTAGCCGCCGAGTCTGCTAAATCAGGCGTCCCCATGAGCGAACTTGTTCGCCGCGCTATTGAAACGGAGATAACGCGCAGGGAGGCCCTATGACATCCGGTGTGTACCAGATCCTAAACACCGTAACTGGTAAGTGCTACGTTGGAAGCTCCAACGACATCCGCCGCCGTATAAAGCAGCACCGATGGCTCCTGTCACGGGGAAATCACCACAGTGTGAGACTACAAAACTCGTTTGATGCCCATGGAGAGGCCGCTTTCACATTCAACGTGCTGCAGTTATGCGACCCAGCGTCGTGCGTAGCCGCAGAGCAAAAATGGATTGATGCGCTTAACGCCTACGCTAAGGGGTATAACTCCAGACCCATTGCAGACAGACCGATCGGCACCCAGCTTAGCTACGACCACAAACGTAAAATAAGTGCAGCCTTGGTAGGGCGTGAAAAGTCTGACAGGACTCGCAAGCTTTTAAGCGAAGCTAACTCTGGTAAAACACAAAGCCAGGAAAGACGGAACAGAACCGGAGATTTGCATCGTGGGAAGGTTATGCCGGAAGCCGCTAGGGAAAAAATAAGGGCCGCCCGTAAAGGCGCGGTGGCGTCTCCAGAGTCTAGGGCGCGTATGAGCGCCGCCCAGAAGGGCAAAGTAATGCCGAAGGAGGCGGTTGCTAGGGCTTGGGCTACCCGCAAGGCAAACGCCGCTGCCAAAAAACTCGCCAGTTTGACTGTTAGCTCGTTAGCATGTTAATATGACGCCCTGCGTCATAACTTGAGTAGGGCACCCCCATGCAACTTGGCCTTCAACCCCCAGACCAGGCGTTCGGGGAACCCCCACCGGCACCTGTGCTTACAGCTCAGGCCCCAGCGCCGCAGCAAATCAACATCGGCGGACTCACATCAATGAGGACGCTCAGCAGCATCACCGCTGAGGAAGCTACGGCCGCGGCTGTGGCCCGGGCCACTGAGGCCGGTAACCAGGAAGTCGTTCTTGGGCTGGTGCAGCGCCTGCGTGACCACTGGAGCCAGGCCAAAACGGCCAAACTGCTGGTTGAACAGCAGATGCTCGAAGCGGTGCGGGCCAAGGCCGGGCGGTATTCGGCCGACATGGAGTCGGAGCTGGCCAAGCAGGGCGGTTCTCAAATATTCATGATGTTGTTCGCCACCAAGGCGCGGCAGGCCAAGGCACTGCTCACTGATGTGATGGTGGGCTCCGGCGTGGAGAAACCATGGACGATGGGCCCGAGCCCTGATCCCGAGCTGCCCCCGGAGACACTGACCGAAATTATGCAGGGTATCCAGCAGGTGGTGCAGCAGGCCGAGCTGATTGGCCAGGGAATGTCGGTGGACGACATTCGCCAGTTAATGCGCGATGCCCGCGACCGCCTGGAGCACCAGGTGATGGAGACGGCCAAAGAGGAGGCTGTCCGGGCTGAGAAAGCCATCGAGGATGTGCTGATGGAGGGCGGGTACCTGGAAGCCATGGACGAGTTCCTGGACGACCTCACCACGTTCAAGTCGGCGTTCATCAAGGGGCCGATCATTCGCAACGAGCCTAATCTGGTCTGGCAGCGCCAGCCTGATGGGACGGCCAAGGCGGTGGTCACCACCGTCAAGAAGATGCGCTGGGAGCGCGTGGACCCGTTCATGATGTACCCGGCCGCCTGGGCCAAGAGCGTGGACGACGCCTACCTGATTGAGCGCCACCGGCTCAGCCGCGGCGACCTGAGCGCCATGATTGGCGTGGATGGATACAGCGAGGACGCTATTCGGGCGGTTTTGGACGCACACGGCACCGGTGGATTGCATGAATGGCTGCAGATCGACACTGGCAAGGCCAACGCAGAAAACCGCAACATGACCATCATTGCGGCCAGTAACGACCTGATCGACGCACTGCAGTTCTGGGACACCGTGTCCGGCAAGATGCTGCGCGAGTGGGGTATGAAAGACATCAAGGATGATGCCAAAGAGTACCCGGTGGAGTGCTGGATGGTGGGGCAGTGGGTGATCAAATGCGTGATTAACCCGGACCCGTTGGCCCGCAGACCGTACTATTCGGACGGCTACAGCCGCATCCCCGGCGCCTTCTGGCACAACAGTCTGTATGACCTGATCCAGGACTGCCAGGGCATGTGTAACGCCGCGGCGCGGGCGCTGGCCAACAATCTGGGTATTAGCTCGGGGCCTCAAGTTGGCGTGAATATTGACCGTCTCCCACCCGGTGATGAGATCACCGACATGTACCCCTGGAAAATTTGGCAGTTCAGCTCTGACCCCATGGGCTCGGGCACCCCGCCGATCAGCTTTTTCCAGCCGACCAGCAACGCCAGTGAGTTGATGGGTGTGTACGACAAGTTCAGCCTGATGGCTGACGAGTACAGCGGCATCCCGCGCTACATGACCGGCACTGAGGGAACTCCAGGCGCTGGGCGCACGGCCTCGGGCCTGTCCATGATGGTGGGCAACGCCAGCAAGGTGATCAAGTCTCTGGTGTCAAGCCTGGACCTGCACATCACGGGCAAGAACCTCAAGCGCACGTTCGATTTCAAGATCCAGTACGACCCCAAGTTCCAGTACCGTGGCGACCTCCAGATTATCCCCCGTGGAGCCTTGAGCTTGCAGGTTAAAGAGTCGGCCAACCAGGCACGCATGCAGTTTTTGCAGGCGACGGCCAACCCACTGGACTCTCAGATCGTTGGAATCGAGGGTCGGGCAGCCGTGCTGAGGGCTATTGCGGGCAACCTGAACATGAACCCGGACAGCGTGGTCCCGTCGATGTCAGCGCTGAAGATCAAGCAAGCCCAGGCGGTGATGGCCCAGCAGCAGGCCGCTCAGGCACCCCAACAACCCGAAGGGCCCCAGGGCCCGGCAGGTCCACAGTCTGGACAGGTTCTGGCCGATGGCGGCGCTGTGACGGACGAGTTTTCACCCCAACCACAAGGATAACCATGGCAACCAAACCCCCGTTCCTGTTCAAAGGCAAAGAATCAGCCAAAGAAGAAAAGGCTGAGAAAAAGGTCGGCAAGGCCGCGTACGCACGTGGCGAGAAGGCTGAGGGCGAAAAAAAGCCCGCTGCCAAGAAAAAATGTTAGGCGTGCACTTGCTAACATGTTAGCTTTATGGTACAAACGCACCAATGACGAAATTAGATGAGCTTGAGTTGTTTGATTACCTGTCCCGTCAGCAACGCTTTCGGGAGTGGCTCACAGCTCAACTAGCAACAGAATTTACAGTCTTGACACAGTCGCTGGATATTGATCAGCTCCGCAGGGCCCAAGGCCGCACCGGATTACTGAACACTATGATGGCCCTGCTTGACAAGGCGCCTGACGTTGTAAAACGGCAGTAGGTTTCCCTGCAAACGTGTTAGCACGTAAGCAGCTTTCCCACCAAACACCGGACATCCGGCTTGGAGTGTGTATTTATGGCTTTGCCAAACCAGGTACAGGCAGCGCTAGACGCAGCCGACGCAACTCTTGCAGCAGCTAACGCCCAGGCGGGCGTAGAACCACAGGAGGATGCGTTTGCAGCAGCAGCTCCTCCGCCCGAACCCGCTTTGCAAGCTGAGCAGCCGCCAGAAGCGGCTCCAGAAGCCCCACCCGCCCCCGCAAAAGAAGATCCTTTCGAGGCTCGTTACAAAGTTTTGCAGGGCAAGTACAACGCAGAAGTTCCTGAGTTGCACAGACGGGTGCACAGCCTTGAGACTAACTTGCAGGATGCCATTGCGCGTCTGAATGAAGCAAGCAAAGCCAAGGAGGTGGTCAAGGAGCAGGCCCCAGCAGCTGCCGACCCCAAGGATGTCGAGAACTTCGGCAGCGACTTGGTGGACATGGTGAACCGTGTTGCTTCTGCCTCTATCGGGCAAGCGACTCGGGCGTTTGAGGCGACAACGGCGGCGTTGGAGACGAAGATTGCGGCAATGACAGAGCAGCTCAATGGCACGTCCCAGGCAGTTGCTGTGACAGCGGAGCAGGCCTTCTTTGCCAAGCTGTCCAAAGAGGTCCCGGACTGGGAGAATGTTAACGCCAACAAGGACTTTTTATCCTGGCTGGCTGCGGCTGATCCTGTCTATGGCGTGCCCCGTCAAAACGCCCTGAATATGGCACAAGAGCGGCTCGATGCAGATCGGGCAGCAGCAGTGTTTAACGCGTTTATCGGCCCCCGCCAGGAGAAGCCAAAAGCCGATCCCTTGGATGCAATGGTTAGCCCAAGAGGCGCTGCAACTGTAGCAACTGTAGCTCCTGCTCCCACTGATAAACCTGTGTTTACACAGGGCCAGATCACCAAGTTTTACGACGACGTGAATAAGGGTCGGTACCGGGGCAACGAGCCTGAAGTAGCGCGTATTGAGGCTTTGATTAACGCCGCTCTATCGGAGGGTCGTATCAGGTGATATGACGCACGGGGGGCGGCCAATTTGGAGCACTTCAAAATGGCAAACGTATCGTCCCCTGTTTCCGCCATCGGCGGTTTGGAAAAAGGTATCACGGTCACCAACACGACCGATACCCAAGCAGCAGCTATCGCCAACCAGACTCTGCCTGGTATGGTGAACATCGTAGGCACCATGGCCGCTAGCGGCATGGCCGCACTCCCGGCCCTCCCCGCCGGTTCCATCGTTGTGGTTACCTCCACGGTAGCTACCAACACCCTCAAGGTCTATCCACCTGTTGGCGGGACCATTACGGCAATCAACTCTGCTGGCACTTTGAACGCCGCTGTGACTATCGCAGCGCAAGGCTCTGCCATGTTCTTGGCCACCGGCACGAATAACGGCTGCGACTTCCATCGCGTCACCGTCGCCTAACCCCCACCCATTCAAGGAGATAAATCATGGCAGTAACCCGTAACAGTGCAGCAGTTTTTCCTGTTGGCGCACCCTTTAATACCGCCGTCCCGGCGTCCGGTAACTTCATCCCCAGCGTCTGGTCCGCCAAGCTGAATGCGAAGTTTTATGCATCCACCGTGTTTGCTGAGATTGCCAATACCAACTGGCAAGGCGAGATCAGCGGCATGGGCGACAAGGTCATCATCCACACGGCTCCCACCATCACGGTGTCGGATTACCAAGTGGGTGGCTCTGGTCTGAACTACCAAGTTCCTCAGCCTGATGTTCTGGAAATGAACATCGACAAGGCCAAGGCATTTGCGTTCCAGATCAATGACGTGCTGGAGTACCAAGCCAAGCCGAATCTGCTGGACATGTTCAGCACCGACGCTGGTATGCAGATGAAGATTGCGATTGACTCGACCGTGTTGTACAACACGATCTTCAACGCAGCAGCTGCTAACCAAGGTCAAACCGCTGGTGCCAAATCGGCGTCTTACGACCTCGGTATCTCTGGTACCCCGATCCAAATCAATGCAACCGCAGGTGATGCTGCTAACGTGTTGACCAAGATCCTGCAAATGGCCTCTGTGCTGGATGAGCAGAACGTGCCTGAGTCCGATCGGTTCTTGTTGATTGACCCCGCCACCCGTGCGCTGTTGATGAACACCAACCTGGCTCAAGCCCAGTTCATGGGTGACAGCACCTCTATGGTTCGTAACGGCAAGATCGGCACGATTGACCGCTTCACGACCTACGTGACCAACCAGCTCCCCTACGCTGCTGCTAACGCGACAGTCTGGACCTCTGGTAAGGGCGACGAGACCAGCGTCTCTGCAACCACCAACGCTAACAAGCGCCGTGTGATTGTGGCGGGTCACAAGTCAGCCATCACGTTCGCTTCGCAGATCACCAAGATGGAGACCCTGCGTAACCAGTCGGACTTTGGCGATTACATAAGAAGTTTGAACGTTTTCGGGTACAAAGTTGTGAAACCTGAGTCACTCGCCGTCTGTATCATCCGCTGATGCTTGCTGTTAGCACGTAAGCTGTTGTAGAATCAAGGCCGGGCCAACACCCGGCCTTTTCACTGGGACGCCATGAAAGCTGTATCGGACTTCTTTACGCGGGTCATCCCGTATCTGCCCGGTTGCCCAGAGCCGTTAGCGGCCCGCGCCCTGGTGGATTCCGCCATCCAATTTTGTGATGAATCACTGGTACTGCGCCAGAAGCTCGACGCGTTCAGTACGGTAGCGGGAGACGGCTCGTATGAGTTGGACGCTCCCCCTAGCCAGCAAATTTCACGGGTAATGAAGGTGTGGCTGGACGGTGTCCTGATTGGGCCAGTTCCTGTCGATGATGCGGTGCCACTGAGCACCCCGAACCAAAAACCTTACGCGTTCTATACGACCCGTATCGACTCGGAATTCCTGCTTAATTTGTACCCCACCCCTGACAAGGTGTACAGCATCGTGGTTGAGGCCGCCATGCGCCCAATCAGGGATGTTGATTCCCTTGAAGACGACCTTTTTCACCTGTGGATTAACCCTGTGGTGACGGGCGCCATGGGTATCTTGCAGAGTATCCCGGGCCAGGCTTTCAGTGAGCCTACTGAGGGCCAGAGAAACTCTTTGATGGCGCTGGCCTTGGCCAGGAAGGCCCGCATAGAAGGCGGATTTGGCCGGGTTCGGTCAACAGTTCGCATATCCCCACGGGCGTTTGCGTGAGGCCAATATGACAATAAGCGCCAGCTCCCTTCTGAAAGACGCAGTAACGCTGCTCCAGGATCCAACCTCCGATCGTTGGAGCATCACGTACCTGGTTGACGCCCTTAATGCTGGCCTACGCGTGCTGATGAATAAGCGCCCCGATGCGTTCGCCGCGGTGTTTGTAGCCCCGCTGGCTGTGGGCCCTGCCCAAACGCTGCCCGCTGGTGCCGCGTTTTTGGTTGATGTCATTGGTAACACGGAGAGCCGAAAGGCCCTGCGTAAGGTTGACATGCCGTTGATGGACTCCATCAACCCAAAATGGCAGGCGGCCACCGGTGCCAAAGACATTGCCCACTTCATGTACGACCTGCGGTTCCCCCGCAGCTATTACGTGTACCCACCAGCCCTGGCTACGTCCTCACTGGACCTGTTTTGCACGGCGTACCCAACCACCGTGGGGGCCCCATCGGACGCCACCTACGCTACGGTCCCAGGAAACATCAATGTAGCCGACCAGTGGGCGGAACCACTGCTTAACTGGGTACTACACAGAGCCTGGGCCGTTGATGCTGAGTTTGGCGGTAACGCCCAGCTATCAGCTGGTTATTTAGGTCTTTTCAACGCCGCTACCGAAGTCGCTTCAAGCGCTGAAGTGGCACCTTCCAAGTAGCACCAACTGATCTCTAGGAGAAAACAATGTCAGGCTTTTCCACAACCCTTGCCAACGCCATTCTGAATTCAACCCTCAACGGCGTAGCGTGGCCCACGATCCACACAACATACTTCGCCTTGTTCACAGCTGACCCTACCGACGCCTTCTCGGCGGGTACTGAGGTCAACTCAGCAACGGCAACATGGTACGCACGCAGACCAGCTGGCGCTTTTTCTGCGCCTAGTTCCGGTGTGTGCTTTAACAGCACGCAGGTTCAGTTTGCCCCGGTCACAGGGTCGTCTGTCACGATCACCCACGTTGGTATTGTTGAGGGCACAAGCCCAACCGACCCGAGTTCCAAACTGCTGTATTCCTACCAGCTGACCGAGCCAAAGGTTCTGGCAGTCAACGATGTTTACGTGGTCGATACCGCTGGGTCTTCTGGCGACTTCACCCAAACGCTACTGTAAATGAACAACGGCTCCAGTCTCAACCGGACCACCATTAACGGGTGGTTGGGGGACGTTACTGTACGCATCCAGATCATTGCCTACGCATCTGCTGTGGGCAATGTGATCGGGCGTGTATGGAGGCGCTCTGTGGTGGCTGGAGAGTCGGTAGCGGCGGGTACTGAGGGCCGGGTGTGGCGTAGAGGCCCAGTAAGCGCCCAGGCTGAAGCATCTGCGTCTGTGGTGTCAACGATCAAGCGGATGATTTATCTGTTGATCAACAACATCGCGCAAGCCACTGCGGTTATTACAGCCAAAGGCAAACCCCAAACCAATGTGTTTTCTCCTGTCAATTCGGTGGCGCGTGCAACACTGACATCCAGCGGTGGCAAGCGCAACTCCAGGCTGATCTTTAGCGGGACGGCCAGCGCCAGTGCGGCCATTAAGGTTCGGGTGTTAACCCGCGCATCAGTAAGTGGCGTAGCCCGGGCTGAAGCCTTTATTCATGATGACGTTAACCGGCAAATCCCCTGGGATGAGTACGCACCGGATTACCGCAAGTTCCTGGTTCAACCTGAACCGCATATTTTCACGGTGGTGAACTAAATGGCAATCGTAGCAAAGGTCAAGCATCAGCCAAATGATGTTCAGGACTTCGACATTGATTTTGGCGAGTGGTTTCCTGAAGGCGACATGATCACCTGGGCGACCGTAACTTCTAAGCCAGCAATGCCGACGCCAAACACCACGGCGATTGACCCAACCAAACGCATCGTGAAGGTATGGGTGTACGCAGGCGGCGTTTCTGCCACTGACTACAAGCTCACCATCAAGGCAACCACAACCGACACCGGCCTCACCTCTAGCGCCCCACTGCGGGTCAAAGAAGCCGAGCTGATCGTCAAAGTACGGGAGATTTAAATGGCCGCTCAGATCTGGAAAAACAACTTTGACTGGGCCTTTATCGGGCCTGTAACGGCATCGACTCACGTTGGGCTTGAGAACACCATCGGCATCGGCATATTGCAGATCAGCGATGCGGCCAGCGCCATCCTTGGCACGCTCTCCGGTGGTGACTGGTACATCCTGACCTCCTATAAGCGCTCTGGCTCTATCGAGTCTGCGATTGAGATCCTCAAAGTGCTTGGGGTCAACGAGGTTGGCTACGTTTCCGTTGGCGAGTGCCGCATACGTGTTGAGCGTGGCGCTGAAGGGACTACCCCACAGACCTATGTTGCTGGCGACCTGATCTCCATGCGGCTGACTGCTGGGGGTTTGAATGCGTTGGCTTCTGATTCCGAACTAGCGGCCCATACAGTGGACACTGCCAACCCCCACAGCGTAACCAAGTCTCAAGTAGGCCTTGGGAACGTGGACAACACCAGCAATGCCACAGAGCGTGCGGCCACAGCCACCCTGACAAACAAAACCTTGACCACGCCCGTCCTAGCGAACCCAAGCTACAGCGGTGCTACAGCAAACGGCGGCACAGTAACCACCATTGACATCAACGGTGGCACGATAGACGGAACGGTGATTGGTGGCACAACGAAAGCAGCAGGCGGGTTCACGGACCTAACAGTCACAGGCAACACCACCCTAGGTGACTCTGCTGCGGATACTGTGACGGTTAGCGGTGTAATTGGAGTTAATGGTGGTGACACCTATTTCGGGAAATTGTCAGTACGTGCAGGAACATCTGCATCTGGTAACACTGCTTTCTTTTATAATTCTGATGGAGTATGGAACCCCTACCTGCAGATACAACAAAGTGCAGCAGGGACAAAGTTAGTTGCAAGCTCATCAGGTGGCGGGGGCGCTGGTGATGTAACGATAGCATCTGGCGGGGTCGAAGTTGCCAAAGTCTCACCCACCGGCCTAGCCGTTACTGGTGCGCTGAGTGCCACCAGTTACAAGATCACAGGGGCAGGTGTTCTAGGCTCCGGATCTGACTATTACATAGGCCGTTATCTTAACGGGTTCTTACACAACGTCCCAACTGGTGGGGCGTTTACGTTCGGCATAAATCACGGTGACAAAGTAACTATTGACGCAGCCGGACTTCGCGTAATAGGGGACGTTGCTGCTGCGGCAGGCGGACTCATCACTGCTTCATACACATCCGCCACCCGTCCAGCGCATGCCGCTGGAAAAATGATTTACGTCTCTAACGGTGGTGCAGGCGCAGTATTCCAAGGCTCCAACGGCAGCGCTTGGGTCAATCTCGGTTAATCAAAAAGGATCACTCATGGCTATCGTCAAACAACAAACGCCTTATGAATTTCTGGTGCGCTGGGACAACGGTGTAGTGGTTGGTGCACATATCCGTTTCCTTGAGCGACTTGTCGAGGATGGCGCTGTCATCAGCGAAAAAGAAGGTCACGCAAAGCCTGTCAGCTTGGCTGGTGAAGCTGGGTTTCCTATTGCTGACATTCTGAGCCTGGTGCAAACAAACGCACTGGCAGACCTAGCCACAGCGCAGGCAGCACTCGCGGTGTCAGAGGCTAAAGTGGCTGCACTACAGGCGCAGCTTGGCTTGCCAGCGGAACCACAAGACCCCCGCGAAGTTGCTGGGTCAGAAGATGAGACGTACATCCGCTGGCTAAACGGCTGGACAGAAGTTATCCGCGCACCGGGCACATTCACACCAGAAGTACCCGCAACATTTGATGAAGAAGGTAATGAGCTAACACCAGCTATTCCTGGTTACTGGACTGAAGGTGCAGTGCTTGAAACCATCGTGCATCCACCGCACACACCAGCGCCCTATGTGCCGCCACCAATTGATATTCAAGCTTTAGTAGTAGTAGCAACTCAAAAAAGATTAGATGATTTTGCTAAAACGAGAAATTATGATGGTATTCTTTCTGCCTGTACTTATTCTACTTCATCGATTCCTAAATTTGCAGCAGAAGGTCAATATTGTGTAGATGCTAGAGATCAGACTTGGGCTACCTTATATACTATAATGGGTAAAGTACTTGCAGAAACAAGACAAGTACCTGCTTCATTTGAAGAAATAGAAGCAGAATTACCGTCACTAGTATGGCCTTAAACAACAAGGATTTTAAATGGCTGGTATAATAAAAACAAATCTGCAGTTAGGTGATTCAACAACTGCAACAAATAACTTCACATTAACAGCTGATGCTGCAAATGGAACGCTGAAGTTAGCTAGAGGCAATTACGGAGCTACTACACAAGATGTTTTGACTGCAGATGACACTGGTAAAGTAACTATATTAACTGCTTTAAATGTAAACGGAAACACAACATTCAGTGCTGAAACTACAAGCTTTGGTCTGGTATCTGCGAGGACGGTTCTGCAGGTGCGAGGTAACTCAACATCAGGTGGTGGAAGTGCTATTTACCACTTCAACACAACTAACGATGCAATATGTGGATTTGGGAATAGGTCAGCACTATATGGAGTTGCTTACTCCTCTATCTCATCCCTTTGGGGCCGCGATGGTATAAACATAGATGTTGGAGCTTTGTCTTGGGGTGTGGCACCTACAACGGCATTGTCAATTTCAAACACGGGAGCAGTCACCATACCCGGCGCACTTTCGGTGCGCACCATCGACATCAACGGTGGCACGATAGACGGCACGGTGATTGGTGGCACAACGAAAGCAGCCGGAGG